GTCTGTTTAACCCGACTGATACTGTTTCCAAACAGTTTAAGAACGGCATGATGGGCACGGGCGTGCTTGGTTTTGAAGAAATCAACATGTCGCAGTCCATCAAGCAGCACCTGACCGGCACTCGCGCTGCAACCGGCGCTACTACCGGCGCTGCCGTGACCGCTGAAGGCGCTACCACGCTGACGCTGACTGTTGGCTCTGGTGAAACCATCAACCCCGGTGATGTGTTTACCATTGCTGATTGCTTTGCCGTAAACCCGCAAACCCGTGAATCCACTGGTTCGCTTTTTCAGTTTGTGGCCCTTGCATCGACTACCGCCACCACGACTGCTACTGTGACCGTGGCTCCCATTTACTCAGCCAATCATGCGTTGGCTACCGTGAATGCGCTGCCCGCTAACAGCAAAGCCGTTGTGTTTGTTGGCGCTCCTAGCCAGCAATACGCTCAAAACCTTGTTTACCACAAGGACGCAATCACGTTTGCTACGGCTGACTTGTTGCTGCCTCAAGGTGTTGACATGGCCTCGCGTGCTGTTCACAACGGCATTAGCCTGCGTATTGTTCGCCAGTACGACATTAACAATGACCGTATGCCTTGCCGTATTGACGTTTTGTATGGTTACGGCGTCATTCGCGCTCCGATGGCTACTAGGATTTGGGGTTAATCCCTTAAACTTTTTTGAAAGGAATTTATCATGGCACTTCCTAACGGCGGCGGCGGCTATCAAGTTGGCGATGGCAACCGCAACGAAACCATTCTTGGGTACATGGCACTACCTCTGTCGCAGGCTGGCACCGCTACCCTGTCGGCTGCTCAGGTAACTGCTGGCGTGCTTATTGTTGGCTCTGGCGCTACGGCTGCTCAAACCTACACGCTGCCCGCAGCGTCTGGTATTGATGCCGTTGTGTCTAGCGCAGGGGCTGGCAATACGTTTGACCTGATTGTTATTAACATCGGCACTAGCTCGGGAACCGCTGCTTTGGCAATGGGTTCTGGTACTGGTTTTAGCGATGGCGGTAACGCTACGGTTGCACTACCCATCACCTCTAGCGGCATCTTCCGATTTCGCAAGACGGCTGATAACGCCTTTACGGTCTACCGCATTGGTTAATCTTGGGGGCTTCGGCCCCCTTTCTTAAAAGGACGCATCATGCCTAACACCAAAGCAACTGGCGTTGCCTATCTTGATCCGGAATTTAGCTCTTGTTATGCCACTGAGGAACTTGGCTATGCTGCAGAAGCAAGCGGTACAGTGACTCAATTGACAAACAAGTCTACAGGGGTAACTCTAAACAAGTCTGCTGGTCAAATCACTATGAACGGCGCGGCTTTGGCTAGCGCCACAAACGTTTCGTTTACGTTGACCAACAGCGCCATTGGCGTAAAAGACGTTGTAGTTTTGAGCGTTTCTTCTGGCGCTACTGCTGGTGCCTACAACTGCTGGATTTCTGGCAAGGCCGTTGGAAGCTGCACGATTACCCTGCGCAATATTTCGGGCGGCTCGCTGTCCGAGGCCGTGGTAATCAACTTTGCTGTAATCCACGTACTGTAAAACCAAACGGGGGCTTTGGCCCCCTACTCTTATGGCCGCTATTTATCTTACGCATCCGGTTCATGGCGCTAAAGTCGCCACTATGGATTTGGAAGTAGATTTTGATGAAAAAAACGGGTGGTCACGCTACAATCCTGACGATCAGGATGATGAGGTTACGCCTCAAGCAATAGTAGCGCCCAAGCGCGGTCGACCCCGCAAAGTGCCCGACGAAGGAGATTGATATGGCTACATTCACCGCAGGCGATCAGATCAATAGGGCATTGCGTCTGCTGGGTGTACTAGCCGAGGGTGAAACGCCTTCTGCGGCAACCTCTCAATCGGGTCTTGCTGCAATGCAGCAAATGATTGATTCATGGAACACCGAAAGACTGTCGGTGTTTGCAACCATTGACCAAATTGTCAATTGGCCTGTTGGTTCCATCAATGAAACGCTAGGCCCAACGGGTTCGCTGGTGCGGCTGAACGGAACAGCCGTGCGCCCTATTTTGATTGATGACGCTACTTATTTTAGAGACCCCGGCACGGGCGTGTCTTATGGAATAAAGCAAATCAACCAACAGCAGTACAACGGCATTGCGGTTAAGACCGTAACGTCTACGTTTCCACAGGTGATGTTTGTCAATAACACCTACCCGGATTTTGACATCTTCATTTACCCACGGCCCACAAGGCTGCTGGAGTGGCATTTTATCAGCGTGCAAGAACTGACCGAGCCTCCGCTGCTGAACACCGATCTATTGTTTCCACCTGGGTATTTGCGGGCGTTTGCGTACAACCTAGCAATGGAGATCGCCCCCGAGTTTGGCGTAGAACCAAGCCCGCAGGTTCAGCGTATTGCCATGACCAGCAAGCGCAATCTTAAGCGCATCAACAACCCCGACGATGTAATGTCTATGCCGTATTCGCTGATTGCGACTAGGCAAAGGTATAACATCTATGCCGGGAACATGTAATGAAAACGCCAATTTTGGGGGCGACCAATGTGGCACGCAGCGTCAACGCTGCCGATGCCCGCATGGTCAATCTTTTTACAGAAATTTTGCAAGAGGGCAAAGAACCTGCTTTTTTGCAACGCTGCCCAGGCTTGGAGTTTTTGGCAACTGTTGGCACTGGCCCTATTAGGGGCGTGTGGTCGTTTTCAAACATTGCTACGGTAGCGTTTGTTGTTTCGGGTACGCAACTGTACAAAATTAGCGCTAACTACACGGCTACTTTGTTGGGCACTGTTGCGGGTACGGGGCCGGTTAGCATGGCTGACAACGGGACGCAACTGTTTGTTGCAGCCAACGGCCCCAGCTACATCTACAACAACACAACCAACGTGTTTTCGCAAATTACTGACGGCGACTTTCCGGGCGCTGTGTCGGTAGGCTATCTTGATGGCTATTTTGTTTTTAACGAGCCTAACAGCCAAAAGATTTGGATCACCAGCCTGCTTGATGGCTTGACTGTTGACCCGCTTGATTTTGCAAGCGCAGAAGGTTCGCCTGATGGCGTAGTGGGCATTATTGTTGACCATCGAGAAGTGTGGGTGTTTGGCACCAATTCCGTTGAGGTTTGGTACAACGCTGGGACGCAAGATTTTCCGTTGCAGCGCATTCAGGGCGCGTTTAACGAGATTGGCTGCGTTTCGGCATACACCTTAGCCAAGATGGACAACGGCATCTTTTGGCTGGGCGCAGACGCTCGGGGCAGGGGCATTGTTTACCGCGCCAACGGTTACACCGGCCAGCGTATTAGCACACACGCCGTTGAGTGGCACATTCAGCAATACGGCAACATTAGTGACGCTTTGGCATACACCTACCAGCAAGACGGCCACAGTTTTTATGTGCTGATTTTCCCAAGCGCCAACACCACTTGGGTGTATGACGCATCTACGCAGGCTTGGCATGAGCGGGCTGGGTGGAGCAACGGGCAGTTTACGCGGCACCGCAGCAATTGCCAAATGGTGTTTAACAACAAGGTGATTGTTGGCGATTACGAAAACGGAAATTTGTACGCGTTAAACCCTGACGTTTACGCTGACAACGGGCAGATTCAACGCTGGCTAAGAACGTGGCGGGCTTTGCCTACCGGGCAAAACACACTCAAGCGCACCACGCACCACAGTCTGCAAATTGACATGGAAACAGGCGCTGGCCTAAATGTAGGCCAAGGGTCTGATCCGCAAGTTATGCTGCGCTGGTCTGATGACGGCGGGCACACTTGGTCTAACGAACATTGGTCAGCCGCTGGAAAGATTGGCGAATACTACCGCCGCGTGTTCTTTCGGCGCTTGGGCATGACTATGAAGCTGCGCGACAGGGTGTATGAGTTGTCTATGACCGACCCTGTTAAAACCGCCATCATGGGCGCTGAGTTGATTGTTAGCCCTACCAACGCTTGACATGGCAAACTTACAGCTAACCAATATTACACCCCCACGGGTTGCGCTGATTGACCCTCGAACGGGGTTGATCTCGCGTGAGTGGTATCGGTTTTTTTTGAACATGTTTCAGTTAGTTGGTGAAGGAAAAAACACCGCTTCACTTCAAGATGTTCAACTTGGCCCAATTGCTGCAACGGAAGAAAATTTAACCGAGGTTGTTAAAACAGTTGATGGTTTGTCAGTAGCGCCCGCACAGTTAAGCACAGAGGCGCAAATTGCAGAGATTTACAAGCAGTTGCAAGCCATTGAGCTTGCTGGGTGTTGCGCTCAGTTGCAGGCAATAACCGCAGAGATTCAAAAGCAAATTCAAGCACTTGAAGTGCAGCCGGTGTTTGATCCTGCGCTTATTAGCCAAGCCATAGCTAGCTTGTTTTCTGCGCCTGCTACAAAAACCGCAAACTTTGCCGTTGCCGACAACGAGACTTGGTTGATTAACAACAAGTCAGGGTCTAGCTGCACCGTAACCCTGCCGTCTACTGGGATTAACATTGGGCGCGTATTGCACTTTCAAAACTACCAAAACCAAACTTTGGTATCCGCATCAAGCAACGTAGTGCCCTTGGCTGGCGGTACGGCTACAACCGCAATTTTGGAGGCGGTTGCTGGTGCAAATGCCACCTTGGTTTCTAACGGAACTAGTTGGATAATGACGCAATACGACTCAAACAACTCTTTGGAATTGGAGTAACCCGTGACTGTTATTGTCAAAAACATCGTTCCCGCCAAGACGGTTGAAAACACCCAAACAACGCAATACACTGCGGCAACGGGTGTTACAACTATCATTGATAGTTTTACCGCCACCAACTACAGCGCCACTGCGGCGACGATTAGCGTTAACTTGGTGACAACTGCGGGTTCTGCTGGTAACAACAACTTGATTACCAAAACCAAAACGCTGCAACCGTCAGAAACGTATGGCTTCCCTGAGATTGTTCGGCAAGTGCTTAACCCTGGCGACTTTATTTCTACCATTGCGGGCACTGCCAGCGCAATCAACATGCGCGTCAGCGGGCGCGAAGTGACGTACTAAGGAGTTTGATATGGCCGCATGGATGATCCCCGCAGCAATGATCGGTTCTTCCCTTTTGGGAGGATTAACGTCTAACAGGGCTGCAAAAGAACAAGCGGGTGCTGCTGACCGCTCTACTGAACTGCAACGCGAAATGTTTGAGCGGCAGGTAGAACTGCAGGCACCGTTTCGAGAGGCTGGTGTTCGTGCGCTTGGCAAGCTAGAAGCTGCTTCAGAATACACCCCGTTTGGGATGCAGCAATTTCAGGCTGATCCTGGCTACGGTTTTCGCATGTCTGAGGGCATGAAGGCTTTAGAGCGCGGTGCTGCTGCCCGTGGTGGTTTGTTGTCGGGCAACACCCTGCGAGCAACACAGCGTTTTGGGCAAGACCTTGCATCGCAAGAGTACACCAACGCCTTTAATCGCTACCAAACCGAGCGCAATGCACGGCTAAACCCGTTGCAATCATTGGCAGGTGTTGGGCAAACTGCAACCAACCAACTAGGCCAAGCAGGGCAGTCTTACGCTAGTGGTGCTGGTGAGGCTATGGGCGCTGCTGCTCAAGCCCGTGCATCGGGCTATATGGGCGCTGCAAACGCTATTGGTGGTGGGTTGAACCAATACCTTAACTACAGCAACAGCCAAGCCCAAAACGCGCTATTGCAACAGGCGCTAAACAGAAACCGTTACGACCCTTCTAACTTTGCCAACATGGCGTACTAATCATGGCACTGGTTAACCCAAACATCGCTATGTCTTACCGGCCTACGGTTGAGTACCAGCCGCGTAATGCCTTGGCTGACTACGCCCAGGTGCAACAGATCATGGGCGGTCAGCGTCAAATGGAAGTTGCTGACATGCAGCTTGAACAGATGCGCCGAAAAGATCAAGCCATCAGTCAAATTCAAGCCGCAGCGGCAAAGAATGGTGGTCCAACTGATCGTAGAGAAATTGCAAGGGCTTACCTTAAATCAGGTGTACCAGAATTCATTCAATTCGGTTTGACTCTAGAAAAAGATTTGGACGAACTGGATGCGTTTCAAAGAATTATGGGTGGCGGCGCAGCTCCCGCAACTGGCGGCGGCGCGCAGCCTGCGGCCCGTGGAAAAGCCCCGACTTTTCCCATAGCAGGCAAAGATGTGCCAATGGGAACTATTGGCTCAGGTACTTTTGACAGCGCCCAAATTAACAACATTGGCACGGGCGCTCAACAGCCTCCGCGTTTGACTAATGTTTTTAACGAGCTACCGCAAGGAGCAGCAACAGGTTTGAATGAAAATCAAATGGCTGCATTTGTGCAGGCAAATCCTTATGAACAAGCTGCTTTAGACCGTGCTTTGCCAAGCATGAAAATTCCTGGCGTGTCTGCGGGGCAAGTGCCGGCGTTTTCGCAACTTAGCCGCGATCTTTTGTCGCCTGAAACTCGCGCAGCTCAAGATCTGGGCTATGACAAAGCCTTGCCCGCAAGTGCTTTTGCTTCTGCTGCTCAGGCTAACGCTCTTGCGCCCACTGCGCCGCCTGCAAACGTCAATCAGTTAGCATCTGCTACGGGTGCAGCGCCAGCCGCAGCAACGTCAGATGCTATTGCGGCGCTTCAGGACAGACGGAATAAACTTCTCGCATTGGGCACGCCTCGCGCTTTGCAGGCTGCCCAATCGATTGATAAAGACATTGCTTTGATGTCTAAAACCACAACCGCTTCACCCGGATCAGTTGTGTACGATGCCAGAGGCAATGTAATTGCTACAGTGCCGGCAGCGCCGACCGCGCCGAGAGTTGAAATAATTGGCGTTGCCAAAGGAACTGACACGCCGGTTTATGTTGATAAAAACACAGATACGCAATTTACTATTGGTATAGATGCATCTGGCAAACAAACGCGAGTCCCGTACACAGGCGGGGTAAACAGATCAACCAGCACCGTCACAGCGCCTGTTGATGTCAAAGTAAACGCGTTTGTACCGGCTAGCGAAACCGCGCAAGCCGAGTACATGAAAGGCGCAAGAACTACCTTTGAGGCGTTAAGAAACGCGCAGCCTACGCTTGACAACATTGAAAAAGCTAAGGCTCTTGTGCCGGGCGCGAAAGGATTTATGGGCACCGGAGGCGAACCGCTTCTGGCTGCCGCAAGTTTTCTCAACAACCGGCTTGGAACCTCCATCAACACCACCGGCGTCACAGACGCTCAAGAACTGCGGTCTAGGCTGTTTTTCGGTATTCTGGACAATCTTAAAAAGTTGGACTCTCAGCCGTCGCAACAGCAACAAATGGCGTTGCAACAAGCCTTGGGCAGCATCGGAACAGACCCAACGGCTTTGCCTAGGGTGCTTGATGCTTTTGGCGACAGTATTCGTACAAAAGTTGACCTGTACAACGCTGACGTTACTAGCGCAGAGGATCGCGGCGTTAAGTTCCCGTATAAACCACAAATTCAATTGAAGCCGCGCGCGCCTTTGCCCGGTGAATCTGCCGCACAAACCCCAGGTGCTGCGCCAGCTATCCCACAAGCGGCAATCGACGCTCTTAAAGCTGGCCGGGGGACTGACGCGCAATTCGACGCGATTTTTGGGGCGGGCGCAGCTAAACGTGCAAGGGGGCAGTGATGGCGACAAATCCGTTTGCTCAATTTGCCGCGCAGCCAAACCCGTTTGCGGAATTTACCGCCGCACCGCCGTCCGGTATTCCAGGCCCGCGCCAGCCGCCGTCTACGCTAGACGTTGCCGCTAGCGCCCCTTACAAAGCGATTGCCGGTGTTGCGGATTTGTTTATCAATACTCCGCAAAACATTGCCAACATTGCCAAGATGGCGTATGGCACGGCAGTGACCGCAGCCGGTCGCCCAGAACTAGCGCCTGAAGTGAGCGCTCCGCGTCAGCCGGTTACAGAACTCTTGCAGCGTTATGGGATTACGGCTACGTCAGGCCCATTTATAAAGCCTACAGAAGGCATGACGACCGGCCAGCGCATTCTTGATATCGGTCTGCAAGCCGCTACAGGTGGCGCAATCTCGCCCGCAGCGTCTTTGCGTGAAGTAGGCTCAAGTGCGCTTAAAGGTTTGGCTGCTGGCACTGCTGGTCAAACCACTACTGAGCTTACAGGTAGCCCCGTTGCTGGTATGGCTGTTGCTATGGCAACGCCAACCGCAATAACAAGCGCCGCGCAATCAAAACAGGCAAGATTGCAAGCCGAAAAGGCTCGTAATGCCGTGCGGGATTTGACCATTCGCGCAGGTCAAGCAGAAAACTTGGTGGTTACTCCGGGTAGTGTTACACCAAGCGTACAAAATGTGCTTATTGAACGTTTAGCCGGTAAAACAAGGACGCAACAAGAATTTTCAACAAGAAATCAGGTTGAGTATGACCGACTTGCTAGGCGAGCTGTTGGGATCGGTGACGCTGATCCTCTTAGCCGCGAAAACATGCGCCAGATTCGTAGCCAAGAGTATCAAAAGGGCTATGAGCCTCTAAACCGAGTTGGCGCTGTGCAAACAGATCAGCAATTTAATGCTGCGCTTAACAATGTGTTGTCTGCTTACACTGGGCCGGGTAGGTCATTCCCTGGCGCTATTCCGCAGCCTGTACAAGATTTGGTTGCAAACTATCGCGTAGGGCAGTTCAATTCTGCCGATGCAATTGCTGCGACTCGCACACTACGCGAACAAGCAAATAACAACATCCGCGCTGGTGGGGATAACGCTTCAGTTGGTTTGGCGCAACGTGCAATTAGCAACGCGCTAGAAGATCAAATTGAGCGTAGCTTGCAAACTTCGGGCAACCCTAACGCTCAGGCCATGCTTGACCAGTTTCGCGCATCACGACAACGTATGGCAATTAGCCATGCGGTTGAAGACGCAATTGTTGAAGGCGGCGGCTCAATCAACGCCCGACAATTGGCAAACGATTTGCAAACACGAGGGCGCTATCTAAGTGGCGATCTTGATCTAATTGCAAGGTTTGCCAATATTGCACGACCTGTGACCATTCCACCCAATACTTCTGGCACGCCCGGTGCGGGCACTATGGTTGTTGGCGGCGGGCTTGGCGCTGGTGTTGGTTCTTTAATTGGCGGCACACAAGGTGCAACTTTAGGTGGCATGGTCGGCACTTTGGCTCCTAACGCAATTTCATATGCCGCTCGAAATTATTTGGCTTCTGGCATGGGGCAGCGCCGAGCATTGCCAACATATGACCGGCCAATCAACAGTTTGATGGCAACACAACCGCTTAACAACGCATTGTTGTCTACGTTGATTGCTACTCCGCTTGCCCCATGAACGTTTATCTAGCACTACGGCATACTGACAGCCCTGGCCTGCCGGGGTTGTTTTCTAAGTACACCCGTTGGCGGTTGCACACACGTTATCCACACGCCGGTATAGCAATAGATGACCTGATGTACCACGCCACTGCCAAAGATGGCTTACATGTTTCTTTCTATAAGCCTGAAGAATGGGACTTAATTCCCATCAAAATATCTGCTGAAGACGTTACTTCACAATTCAAAGAAACCAAGTATGATTGGTTTGGATTGTTATGGTTTATATTACCGTTCAGGGCAAGTAAGCGGAGTTGGCTGTACTGCTATGAATGGTGCTGGTTGTGTATGACCCGTCAACTCCCCACGCAACGTGTTACGCCAGAAAATTTATTGGCTTTAGCATTAGGGGTTAATGTATGGAGAAAACCGTGAGCTGGAGATGGTTTACTGAGAAGGTCTTGCCCGGCTTGTTTGTTGCCATGACTATAGCGGTTGTTGGTGGCGCTGTTGGCATATACCGCACAATCGACGATTTGTCTTATGCGGTGCAAAGCCATCAAAAAGACATTACGCTTCTTCAAGTTTCCGTGAAAGAGTTGCAAGCAAATTCAGTCACTCGATCTGAATTGCTTGAAACGATGAAGCGCGTAGAGCAGCAGCTAGAGATCATGATGCTGCGGGCCAAGATCAAATAGAAGGCCAACAATGCTAGAGACTCTACTCGGCGGCGTATTTGGCGGTCTACTGCGCCTAGCGCCAGAGGTTTTTAAACTCTTTGATCGCGCCAACGAACGCAAGCACGAGCTGGCTATGCTTAGTGCTGAAATGGAGTTTGCCAAGGTGCGCGGCGAGATTGCCATGCGCCAGACCGAGGCCCAGATGACGATGGCCGAGGTTGAAGCTATTGGCGAGGCATTTAAAGAGCAGTCTGAAACTGCAAAAGCTGCTGGCTCTATGGTGGCTGCTATCTCTGCAATGGTTCGGCCCACAGTAACCTACATGTTTTTAGGTCTGTACGCTGCGGTAAAAGTGGCGGCTTTTCTAATTGCCATTGAGCAGGGTGGCAACTGGAAAGAAGTCCTCACTACGATGTGGGGTAGCGACGACCTAGCCGTCTTCAATATGATTATTTCGTTTTGGTTCGTGGGTCGTGTCTACGAGCGCAATCGCTGAAGCGGTAGAGGTTGCAGCCGCACTGTGCCGACCGTTTGAAGGCTTGCGGCTAAAGCCCTACATCTGCCCGGCTGGCTACTCTACTATTGGTTACGGCACCGTCTACAAACCAGACGGAACCAAGGTCACTATGGACCACCCGCCAATCACAAAAGAAACCGCTGAAGCGTGGCTTGTGCATGAGTTGAGGCACAACTACCTAGCAGGCGTTTTGAAGGCTTCTCCGAGCCTTCTGGCGCGTCCCAAGGTGCTTGGTGCAATGGCAGACTTTGCCTACAACCTCGGCGTTGCTCGATACCGTTCAAGCACACTACGGAAACGCATTGATGTGCAAGATTGGACCGGAGCCAGAGAACAGCTTGCTTTGTGGGTGTTTGGGGGTGGCAAAAAGCTTCCAGGCCTCGTTAGGCGGCGATCCGCTGAAGCTGCGTTTCTGCCCATAAAAACCTAGCCTACAAAATAGCCAAGTTACTTCCCAAAGTTGATACCAGCTATCAACGCGACCAATAGGCAAATAAAGCCAACTAGCACCATCGCTAGTTTGTCGCTAAATTTGTCGTCACGGCAAGCGCAAGGTTTGCCATCAATGGTAAAGCCGGTGTTGTTACACAGACGGCAACGAGATTCCCAATTTTGCGGATCGCTCATTTTGTCAGTACCTCTCTGTAAGCGTTAATTGCAGTCTTCAGGGCTTTACGCAATTCGTTGATTTGATCCTCTTGTTCCTTAAGCTGTAGGAACATTTCTGTTGCCACTTGTGCTAGGTTTTTGTGGTGCCAGCTTGCGAAGTCGGGCACCTCCGTGAGTGGCTTTGGGGACGGGTCTTTCTTCAGTGTGGAAAGCATACTCATTTGATGTTTTTTCCCTTGTGGTTCTTTGATAAGCCGGTATGCCAGCGCGACGGGCAATTGTGCTAATCATGTTTTCACTAAGTTTGAATGTTCTGGCGATTACAAAATGTTTTTCCCCGGTTCGCATCATGTTCAAGATTTGTTCGTTTCTTGCGTAAAGTTTTTGTTTTTTCTTGATCGCTGCGACATGCGGCCCAAGATGCTTTTTTAATGTCTCTACCAAACCATCGTCTATTTCGTAGGTAAAGAATTTATTCCCGCATTGACCGCACCCCCTGCGCCGTCGCATCACTAGCGCCGACATTTCTGTCCTGGTTTCTAAAACTGTTGTCTTGCACCCGCACATACGGCAGTTCATTAGTTGGCCTCCATCCGAATTTTCTCCATGTTGCTTGAATGTCTGTCGCCGCAGCGGGCACATACTTAAATTTTGGGTCAAGAATACGAGATTTCATTGATTTGACCTTTCCCTTCGCGCAATGCGCTTTTTGTAAGCATCAATATAAACTAGACCTTCTCCAGCATGTACAACTTGATCCATGTACGTTGCGCCCTTTCGCAAATCACTCAGGCTTGGCATTGATACCATGTTTTCTTGTGGATAGCGCAGATCAGCCGCATCAGCGTCTTGCCGTGCCAACGCTTCTAACTTAGCTCGTCGCTCTGGCTGAACCGCATCTTCAAACTTTTTCATTGATCCTCCCATGCGTCAATTGCGGCTGCGCTTGCTGCGCCACCAAGTAAAACAATAGGCGACACCCATTGCTTGTCTACAAGCCTTTGGCTGCGTATGTACTTATCCATCTGTGCATTGGTTAGCCGCTGCGTTACAGGCGCAACGTAATGGTCTTGCGGGTACACAAACGGCTTAATACGACAATTCCACTCGTCGGCAATCTGCTTTGCGTGCGCCTCATCAGTCACCACAGCACCGCGCTTCTCGGCAAACGTCAGGCAGTTGACGCCGCTCTTGTTTATCACGCCCCACCATGTCGGGCCGATCTGTTCAGCGCGGTACGGACCAACGGCAAAGTACTTAGACGGCAAAGCGGTTACATTCTTGACCATAAAAACAACACGTCCGCAACCAACCAACACCAAACAACCAGACCAACGGCAACAACAACAATGTCTTGTTTCATGTGTCTGACCTTGCTCGGATGGCTTTGGCTTCCATGTCACGCACCGCGTCCATCAGCTTGTCTGCGCCGGTCTTACGGGATTCAATCAGCGCCGCACACGCCTCGCGCTCGGCTGCCTGGGCCATGTGGAAGAAGCGTTCAAGCCTGGGCAAATCAGCATCGACTGCCCACATACGCCTGTCAGAAGGCCAGCACGCTTGCGCCATGCGGATGATGTCTTCTCTCATTCTTGCCCCCTTGCTCGTATGACAGCGCCACCCTTGCGCTTCGCTGCTCGTATGGCAGCGCCACCCTTGCGCTTCGCTGCTCCAACTTGCGCCCATGCCGTCCAAGTGTCAGCCTCTGCCTCAAAGGCCTTTGCACACGCCTCGCGCTCGGCTGAGGCGACAAGAACGGCAAAGCGTTTTAGCCTCTCCATATCTTTAGTGCCGGGTAAGTTGTCAACTGCCACGTCGGGCCACCCAGCCTCCCGCGCCATACGGATGATGTCTTCTTTCATGACTGCCCCCTTGCTCGTATAGCTTTTGCTTCCATATCACGCACAGCGTCCATCAATTCATTCGCGCCGGTCTTACGGGATTCAATCAGCGCCGCACACTGCTCGCGCTCGTCAGCTTGCCCTTTTTTGTAGGCGTTCTCAGCCATCTGAACCGCATCAGATGCAAGCACCCGAAGATCGCCGTAAAACATTGTTGCTGGCGTCATGTCTGCCCCCTTGCCTTGAGCATGGCATCGGCCACTGCGTATGCAGACTTGGCCCAGATCGGAAAGAGTTCTTCTGCGGGCTGGTTGCCCCACACCCGACCCATCAAACCCTGCATCGCCTTGCCCGCGAAGTAATCGCGCAGGGTCATTCCTGCAAGCTGTCTGGACGCCTGTTTTAATTGCGCGTCATCAAGTTCGCCATCCTTATGCATTTGGGCGAGGACTACCACATGTTCATACGCCTGCGGAAACGCTGGCCCGCCTGTTTTGTCGCTCATTTCGGTTCTCCTGTGATGTTGTGCGCGGCTTCTGCAAATCGAGCGCCCGCCGTAAATAAATCCAAATCAGAGCACGAAAGGACGCGACGACCTAATTCAATCTGCTCATCCGTCAGCGGCTGGCGCTGTGCTGCGGGTGGGGTGGGCGCTGAGTTGGCTCGTTCCCATTGCTCAATTCGCGCTTTCACCCGATCCAGCAACGGCGTGTAATTTGAGCTATGCCCGCAGTCGGACAAGATCATTTCAGCCAACCATTGGAGCGATACCCGCGCCACAGGCTCCTGCACAGGTGCTGGCTGTGCGGGTGGGGTGGTGTAGAACGGCTGCCCAACAGCAAACATTTTTCCATCGGCAAATCGCAAAGTTCCATCTTTACGCATCCATGCCACCGGCTCCTGCTGTGCTGGCTGTGCTGCGGGTGGGGTGGTGTAAAGCAATTTGACTCGGTGCTTTGGAAATGCTGACTCTATTCGCATTGCTGTACCCATAAGACGTGTGGAAAAGCCACTTAGCACACTTTCAATGTCGTAGTCCATTGCCCACGCCACAGGCTCCTGCTTCTCAGCCGCCTCAATGGCGGCATTGAGGGCGGTGATGGCGGCTTCAACTTTAGGGTCGTTTGGCTTTCCAGACCCAATGCGAAACCATTTTTTGTGGTGCAGCGCCTCCAGCGCCAGCTTCATTGCTTTAATGCTCATTTCGTCCTCCAGCGTCTATCGTGCCATGTTTGCACAGGTACAGCGGTTTAGAAAAATATCCGCTACAGCCTCCTTGACATTCGTGATTGCAAATAACATCATCAAACATTTTGTTTATAAATTCATGGCATAGCTCTTTAAACTTTGGCGTATATGTTAATACGCCGCTTTTAGATCGAGCAATTTTTTCACCATTCTTAAAATAAACCAAAACTTGTCGGCTATCTGCATACCCGTTGCTAACCAACGCATCAGGTATGTAATAGACAAAAGATTGCAATATGTAGTAACAGTTTCTTTCAAAACCATTGTTTACCCGTTCATGGCATAACTCTTTAAATTTCGGGGTGTATGTACGAATACCGTTTCCAGACCTAGCAATTTCTTTTTTGTTTTTAAAATAGCGGTTGTTTACATGCTCATCAGGTATGACCGTGGTATAAGTGTCAAGCAATACTTTAGGATTCCAAGGCTCATCTATACAAGAACGATCTGTATAACTCCAAGACTCTGGATTCCAGGGTTCATTTAAAAAATACAAATTGCGCCAAGTTATAGAATTGTGTTTATCAGTCATGACGCATCCTAAAACGGTGCTGGTTCATAGTCGTCCTTGCTAGGGTCAAACTTATCAGGCCCAGGCGGTTGCCCAGGCCTGTCCAAAGGGTTAGGAAACT